GCCCGGCGCGCCGACGGGGCGGCGGGCGGTAAGCCGGGCGGCGGCCGGGGTCGACAACGCCGACTCCCTGGCCGTCAGCGACCAGCGCCTGGCCGGGGAGCAGCAGATCCGCTCGCGGACGCACCGGGAGGTGGCCGCCGTCCACTACCGGTACCAGCAGCTCGTCAACGAGCAGGACGGTATCCTCTCGGGTCTTCTCGGCCGCCAGTCCGAGGGCGACCTGCTTGAGAGGAAGGTGACCGAGGCCCGGGCCGCGGGCGACAGTGCCGAGCAGGAGCTCCGTGACAGCCGCGGGCCCGGCGCGGTGGAGGCGACCCGCTCCGTAGGCTTCTGGAGCCGGGTCATGCAGTGGATCTTCCTGATCATGATCATAGTGTCAGAGGTGGTCTTCAACGCGACCGCCCTGCTGGTGGCGGGCTTCTCCTTCCAGGTCGCCCTCATGGCCGGCTGCGGGATCTCCCTGTCCCTCCTGGTGGGGGCGAGCTTCACCGCGAACCAGCTGGCCGCGGGCCGGCGCGCCGCCGCCCTCTGGATGGGGATCCCTTTCTCCCTGGCGGGACTCGTGATCGCGGTGTCGATGGCCGTGATGCGGGAGGACTACGTGCGCATTATGGACAGCCAGGCAGGCCTGACCTCCCAGGCGACCTCCTCGACCTGGTGGACTGCCGTGGCGCTCGGCGTGGTCAGCGTCCTTATGCCGCTGGTCTGCGGGGCCCTTGAGTACGGGCTCTTCTTCGGCGCCACCCTGGGCCGCGCGGACCGCGACCTTAAGCGTGCCACCCGCGCCCTGGACGCCTACCGGCGTCAGAATGCCGACCTCCCTGAGCAGATCGAGCACGCCAGGCGGCTCAAGGAGGAGTTCGCCCACCTCCGGGAGAAGGAGGTCGCCGTCGTGACCTGCCTGGGTACCGAGATGATTGACACCTACTACGTGGCTCTCCAGACCTCCTACGGCGACCCGGAGATGACGACCGCGCTGGACCAGCGTCGTGCGGCCGCGGACGCCCGCGCCGAGCGGGCCAGGACCTCCGAAGACGCCGCCGCTGACGGGCGCTACGGCGAGGACGGCACGCCCTCCCTGGCGGTGGCCTGATGAGCGGCCCCAACCTCCTGGTCTATGTGTGGACGCGACAGGGCTGGTGGGCCCCCGGCGAGCCGGGGACGTGCCGCCACTGCCCTCAGGACCTCACCACCTGCCCCGTGTGTGAGGGGGACTGGCGCGAGAGGCGCTGCACGGCCTGCGGGGGCGGGCTCGTCGATCCCGCCCTCGCCGGCCATCGGGTCCTCCTCTGGCTCAGGCTTAGCAGGCTTCGTGGCGCGAAGGTACTCGCGCACCTCGCTCTTAACCTTGCCGTTGTAGGGCTCGCCGTCCTCCACAACGATGTCCACCGGGCGGCCGATGAGGCTGCGCGGGTTCAGGGCGATCTTCTTCTTGGCGATCTTGACGCCGAGGGCCTGGAGGAAGGCCGCGGAGCGGAACATGGCCTTCTCCGTCTGAGGAAGGCGGTCGATGATCTGCTGACCGGCGTGGGCGCCCTCAGTGATCTCCAGGTAGACGACGAACATCGCGTTGCCGGCCTTGGAGGTCGTCTCCTCGAAGTCGGAGACCTCGGCGTGGTAGGTGCCGGGGGCGACGTGGGCGGTGGAGGTGTCCTTGTAGTTGGTGAAGTCGAAGGTCAGGGCCATGGTTATTTCTCCTGTGAGGTTGGGGTACTGGGTGTCAGTTGTCGGACTTGTCCGACTTGGTGGCGGCGGGCTTGCGCTCCGGGACTCCGCCCACTCCGAGGAAGCGTGAGAGCTTCTCCAGAGTCACGGGGTGGTCGCGCCCAAGGACGGACGGGACCTTCCCGCGAAGGTTGTAGGGGATACGGGCCTTGGTCCCGTACTCCGGATCGGTGCCGAAGCGCACGATGTGCTTGACAGTCGGCCCGTCGTCACGGCCGGTGCTGTCGAGGTCCTCCTCCGTCTCGGCGTACAGGATGTAGTTCGGCGTGGCGCGGATGATTGACTGAGCGCCGCGCTGGACGTCCGGGGAGCGGCGCACGCCGCCGTTGATCTCGTCCTCGACCATCTTGACCTGGGCCGTCATGACGACGTGCAGGGGCTCCTTACGGTTGCCGTCGGCCAGGCCGTACCAGAACACGGCGGTGTCGGTCATGATGTCGAGCGCCTGTCCCCACGTGCGCTGGTCGGCCGGGGCCGTACCTTGCTTGATCTCACGCACCGCGGTCTCGCTAACCCCCGTCAGGTAGCGCATGGTCATTTTCTGGAGGGCGGTGAGGCTGTCTAGGACGACGGCCTTGTAACCGTGGCCCCCCTTGTCCAGGCTCCAGAAGATGTCGTCCAGGGCAGTGACGCTCTCGGGGCGAACCACGTCGATGTTCTTGGCGTAGGGTGCGCTCTTGAAGCTCTGGGTGCCCTTCTCTCCGGGCAGGTCGATGAACAGGGTCTTGCCCATCGTGGCGATGGTCGAGGCCAGCGAGGACTTTCCCCCGCCGGTAGGCCCGAGGACCAGCCACCGACCGTAGTCGGCTGCCTCCTCGTTCACGTCAATGATGTTGACGCCTGCGAAACTGGCCATTGAATTTCCTTCCTCTACTGGGCGGATGACTTAACTGTAGGTGTATGCAGGCGGGCATTGCAAGCCAGGCGGGCTACCGGCCGATGTGAGACGGGTCACGGTAGCGTAGGCCGTACTCCTCCGGCGTGTACTCCCCACCCGGCCCGCCGACCATCTGCGCACGGCAGAGGTCCGCGAACTCGCAGAACTGGCAGGCCGCCTTCCCGAAGTTCCGAGGAGCCTCGCCACGCCGATCGGCGCGAACCCTGGTTCGGGAGATGTCCGAGCACGTGTCGGCTGCAGCCTGGAGGTGTGACCTCACGAGGTGCGGGCTGACGGGGGTCAGGTGGCGTGCGAACCACTGGGAAACGGCCTGCGGAGAGGCCAGGCGCTCGATCTCGGCCTCCTCGGCCGTGTAGGTTCCCGCGGCGCTGCCGTCCTTCTTCATCCCCTCGAAGGGGACGCCGTCGGCGCACCACTCCAGGTAGGTCCGCAGATCGTAGTCCTTGACCGACGCCGACAGCTTGCCGGCCTTCGTGATCTTGGGGGTTTTCGGCGCCTTGGACCGAACCCGGTCGAAGGCGACGGCGCGCGGGGCTGGGAGGCCCCTCGCGGCGCAGTCGGGGGCCAGGCCCCACGCGTAGAGCTGGACCTGGCTGTCCATCATCTCGTCCAGGCTCGTGACCTGGCCGAGGGTGCCGGACGTCTTGCAGTCCCGCACCACGACGATGCCGCGCTTACGGTCCTGGTAGACCTCATCGGCGTAGCCCCAGAGCGTGACTCCGGTGCCAGGGATCTCACGCTCCCAGCGCTGCTCGACGGCGAGGACGGCCTCGTTCTCTGACTCCTCGGCCCAACGCCCCTCCCACTCGGCGTAGACGTGGGCGAGGCGCTTGGGCAGGGGCTGGCCCAGCCACTCCAGCCAGGTCTCCCGAACCGTCTCCCCGAGCCGGTCCCAGTAGTCCCGGGAGGCCGCGACGATCTCGTCGGGCGAGACGGTGCCGGGGAAGGTGGGCCCGGTGTCCGTGGTCTGAATCTCCTCCAGTTCGACCTTCAAGGTCCCCTCGGCGCGGCCCTTGGCCAGGCGGTCAGCGGCGCGAACGGCGTGAAACCACGAACCGAAGTCGAGGGCTGGGGTGACCTCTGACCGAGCTCGGCGCAGGCCGTCCAGGTAGCGATACTTCCACGCCTGAGGGCAGCGGCGGTGCAGGGTAAGCGAGGAGTAGGTGGCCTTCTCGGCCGTGATGACGTCCTCCTCGGGGCGCTGGGATGGGCTCACGGTGATTGCTACTTCCTATCGGCGTAGATGTGATTCATAAGGGCCTTCTCTAGGTCCGTGCGGTCCTGGTAAGCCTGGAACACTAGATCGTCCACAGTGTTCGGTGCAAGCGCGTACCAGAACGTGGTGGCGCTCTTCTGGCCGAGACGGTTGAGGCGGTCGCGAGCCTGGACGATGTCGTCGCGCTGCCACGGTAGCGAGGCGAAGATGGCGTTCCTGGCGGTGACCAGCTCGTTCACGGCGACCGACAGCGTCTTGATCTGGGCGACGATGACGAGCCGGGCCGGTTCGTCAGACCCGAAGCGCTGACGCATCGCCAGCCGGTCCTCCGGCTTGGTGGATCCGTCAATCCGCAGGACCGTGGTCCGCTTGTCGGCGATCTCCTCCTCCAGCGCAGCGAGCTCGCGGGTGAAGGTACCGAAGACGACGATGCGCTTCTCGTCCTCCAGGGTGTCGTGGATGAGGGAGGCGATGGTCTTCGCCTTCGACCGGCCGATCTCTCGGACCTGCCCCCCATCATCCGGCAGGTGGCCGGCCGTTATCTGGCGGAGGCGGGTCATGCGGACCAGCCGGCTGGCTGCTGTCGCGGCGTCCCCGCCGTCGACGGCCTCGCGCATGTCGTCTTCCTCACGGAACGCGACCTGGAGCTTCGTGCGCATGTCCTCGTACGCCTTCAGCTCCTTTGGACTCAGGGCGACGGGGAGGACCGTATCGACGGCGTCGGGCAGGTCCAGGCACTCCTCCTTGATGGCTACCGACGAGCGCTCGCCCATGATTTCCTCCAGGCGGTCCAGGTTCTTGAAGCCAACGACCTCGTGCCCCATGTACCCGCCCATCTCGGCATAGTCCTCCTTGAAGTGCTTGAACGTAGCCACGCGGCGCTCGCCGTTGGGCTGCACTCTCCCGAAGGCCTTTGGGTCGAGGAACCGCCACTGGCCGTAGACGTCGAGTGGGGAGTGGGGGATCACGGTCCCGGTAAGGCCGATCCGGCGCTCGACTCGTAAGCCGATGCGGCCGGCCAGCCTGGAGGCGTTGGACGACACCGACTTGATCTTGTGCATCTCGTCGATCACGACGAGGTCGGGGTCAAAGTCGGTGACCGCGCTGAGGACGACGTCGGCCATCGTCCTGGACCCGACCTGCCTTCGCTGAGACAGGGTGTCCAGGTTGATCGCCTCAATCACGAGGCGCGGCTTGCCGTCCCCGAGCACGTCCGGGCCTGCCTTGGACGCCATCTTCCGGTCCAGCTCGACCCCGTCCCGCCGGGCGGCCAGCGCCCATGAGCGGTTCGCGTGGAGAGAGCGGACGTCGTCCCCGGCGCCGCGTCCCTTGCCGCCGGTCGGACTGGTGACGGCCTTCCCTCCACGTGAGCGGAGGGCCTCGACGCGCTGCATGACCGACCCCCCGAGGGCCTCAGCCCATACATTGACCTGGGGGCTGACCCACTTCGGGGCCTGGAGCGCCCACTGGTCGACGGCGGCGAGCGGGCCGATCACGAGGACTCGGGCCTCACGTCGTGGCGAGGCCAGTGCGAGCAGGGAGCAGTAGTCCAGCGTGACCGCGGTCTTCCCGGTCCCTGGCTCCATGAGTAGGGCGCCGACGCCGTTGCAGGAGATGAGCTTGGCCAGGCCTCGTTTCTGGTGAGCGAAGCGGGGCGGACCGCCGAACTCAAACTTAGTCACGGCCCTGCATCCTCTCCAGCAGATCTGCCACGTCAACCGGCTCCCAATCAAGGATCAGGTCATACTCCGGGTCGAGAAGCCAATGAGGCTGGACCCCGTCCTGGGCTCTGCGCTCTACGGGGTAGAAGTACTCATTCCCGTCCGAGTCGTACCTTCGGGAGAAGATCCCGAAGACGCGCTCCTCGCCCCCGATCTGCACGTGCCGGCGACGGGCGTCCCTTACGTAGATGAGGTCGTGGTCAGGCCACTCCCCCGCATCCTCCGCGTTGACCTCAGGTTTGGTACTCATCTGGACTCCTCCAGGTGCATGGCCGCGGCCCTCTCGGCCTCAGCGAGAATGTGCGCTTGCCGCTTCTCCTCCGGGATCCTCAGCAGATCCTTTCGGCGGTCATGGATGTCGGTCAGGTAGCGGATGTACTCCCCGACGAGCTCGGCCTTGGACCGGGCGTGGCCGACGCGGCGGCTGGGGACGTATGAGATCGGCTTCTTGCCCTTGACGGCCTGGATGTCGGAGTCCCTGACGTCTCCGCCAGGGGACGCCTTCACGCGGCGCAGGATCTCCTCAGCGCTCACGACTCCCCTGCTGGTCACTTCACCCTCCTTCTATAGGTCTTTATGATGAATGCGATAGCTCTCAGCCACGTCCTCACAGGTACTCCTCCTCAGGGACCGAGACGAAGGCGCCCTCGCGGATCGAGAATGCCAGGACTCGGCGGTCCCGGATGCCTGCCTTGATCGACTTGACGCCGTAGCGGACGATCTGCGAGAACTCGAGGACCATCCAGGCGCCCCACACGATGTCGAGGAGGCCGTCGGCCGGGGTCAGGGTGTGCAGGACCATGATGAGGATCGTGGCGCCGAGCGCCCAGTAGGCGTGGTTCAGGGCGCGGTTGGCATAGATGGCGTTGGGAGAGGTCAGGGAGTAGGTTCCAGGCTTGGGGCTCATGGTGATTCCTTATAGGTGGTGCTGACTGATAGGTGTCGGTGATGGGTTGGGATCAGGCGGCGGAGCCGCAGTCGCAGTACTGCTCGGGCTTCTCGCAGGACGGGCAGTACCGGTCCCCGGTCCACGGGTCCTCCAGAACTCCGGTCAGGCTGTACTCTCGGTAGGCGCGGGCGAGGGCCTTCTCGTCGGTCACGTACATCTCGTTGCGGTACGCCTCCCACTTCGCCCAGCGCTTACGCTGCTCCCTCATGGAGCCTTTGCGTGCCATTTCAGTTCTCCTTTCCGCTTTCGCTGTCGTGCCTTTGATGGATAAAGCCTACGCAGCACGTATGCCCCGATGCAAGCCCGGTAAAGGTCTACCCCAGTGACTTGCGTCACTGGGGTAGATTCCACTGAGATTGCGCCGATTGCCGAGCTAGTCGCCGGGGTAGTGGGCCCGGATAGCCCGGACAGTCCTGAGCTCGCCACCGACGTAGACTTTCGCCGACGTCTGCCAGATATGCCAGCCGCGTTCATGCAGCATGGCGATTACGCCCAGGATCTCCTCGAAGCTCTTAAGGCCGAACGAGGCTATGACCGCGTCCTCGACGTCATACTGCCGGAACAGGGTCTCGAGGGCCTTCCAATCGCCTAGGCCCCGCACCCGGTAATCCAGGTCAAACAGGGGACGGTTCCACCCCATCTCTCGGGCCCGCTCGAACGCCTCCTCCGGCGTCAGTAGGGGCAGCTTATCGAAGTCACGCACCGCCGTCCTCGCCTCCATCCTCGTCACTGTTCTCATCCAGGTCCCGCTCCACGGGGCCGTCCTCGCCGACGGCGACCAGCGTGTACTGACGACCGCCGCGCCCGCCCTCAGCCATGAGCCAGCCGCGGGAGATCAGCCGGTCCAGCGCCGCCTTAGTGCGCTCGCGCGGGAGATCGGGATCCACGATATCGAACAGGTCCCGCGAGCCCAGCCGGATACCGACCTCACCGCGGAACGCTCCGATGATCGTGTCCTCGTCGTCCTGGCGCTGGGCGATCTTCTCCATCATCTTGGACATGTCCGTGAAGTCCAGCTCCACTCGGCGCTCGACGTCGTTCACGTCCTCACCGTCCTCGTTCAGCGTTCCACCCCCTCCGGAGGGCGTGCGCCGTGGAGGCGTGATGACGAGAGACGAGCGCCTTTCGGTACGGCTGTCCAGCGTGACAACGCCGGCCACCTGAGCCTTGCCACGCCCTCCCGTCTTCTGGGAGTGGGCACGGACCTGGCCGGGGCGGTCCTTCAGGACGACGAGCTCCATCTCCCCGACGTCGCCTGGCATGGGTTGCTTGATCGGCCACACCTGGAGCAGGGTGCCCTGCACCATGGCGACCTTGTGCTGGGAGCCGATGGGCATGGAGCCCTTCTCGGCGCTCTTGGCCTGGTGGTCGATGATGATGACCGTCGAGCGGCCATTGCGCGTCAGGCGCTTCAGCCACGACGTGATGACGTCAGTGCTCACGGCATCGTTCGCGTCCAGGCCGTGCAGGCCGTAGAGAGCGGTCATACCGTCGGCCACGATGATGTCCGGGTCTAGAGACTGCAGAGCCATGTCGAACTGGTCCTGCGCGAACTCGCCGCTCTTCGTCGGCTGGTCCTTGCCCCACTTGTTGCGCTGCATGTCTGCCAGCGGACCCTCGGGGCGGATGTAGGAGAACTGAGCCCGAAGGTCGTCGTCCACCGCGCCGAGCAGGCGGAGGCGGTTCAAGGTCTGGACCGGCTCGTCCTCGAAGTCGAGGTACAGAGCCCGGCCCCCGGCCTCGATCTCCTGCAGGCAGATCGCCATGGCGATCCACGACTTGGCCGACTCCGAGGATCCGAAGAGCATGTTCACTCGTCCCCGGTACATCAGGCAGGCGCCGTCGTTGCGACGGCAGACCTCGGGGTCGGGGACGGTGAGCTTCCCGGTCAGGTAAGGCTCCAGGTCGACAGGGCTCCAGGACGAGGGGCGAGCGTCCAGCGGGTCCAGGCCCTCCTGGACACCTTCATCGAGGTCGTCCTTCTCAACGTCGGGCTCAGCGTCCGCCCCGGCGCCGTGCTCCGGGAGAAGGGCTCCGAGCGAGCGGGGCTCGGCAGAGTCGCCGGCCTCGACGAAGGTGGGGGCGGGGGCCGCCTCATCGATCTCGATCTCCAGGCCGTCCCACTGACGTGCCCACGGCGGCATCCAGCCCGGCACGTCTCCGGCCACGTCCGGCACGAAGCCGGCCACGGCCTCGGCGTCTCGCACAAGCCTCTCTACGATCTGCACACTCTCCTCCCCGATGTACTCGGCCAGGCGGGTGAAACCTGTGGCCTCCCCGCCCTCACGGAGACGGCGCTTGGTGGTGTAGATCGCCTCACGCTCTCGCTGCTCGGCGCCGTCCTCGTCGTGGGTGGCCAGGGCCAGGGTACGGATGACGAGGCCGGCGTTGCGCTCCCAGAACGGGTGCACGGTCTGCGAGTCACCGTAACGAAGGAGACCGCCCGCCAGGGCGACGTAGGCGTCGTGGCGCTGGCCCGGGCCGGGCCAGGCGTCCAGCAGTACGGCGCACAGGCCGAGGAGGATGACCTGGGCCAGGAGCTCGGTACCGTCAACGAGGGCCGGCCCCCCGTCACCGCCCCAGGGCTCGCCCTCCCACTCGTAGGTCTCGGCCGTGGCGGGGTGGATCGAGGGCGGCACGAGGGTCTGTGCGCCGTTGCCGCGGATCTCAACCGACACCCCGGAGCCTCGGCCCGACTTGTCGGGAATGCGCAGGCGCCGCGTCGCCGGCAGGGTGCCAGGCTTGGCGCGGTACCAGTAGTGCGACTTGCGCGACGTCTCACGGCCGTGGACCGCCGCCGTGTGGGGCAGCAGGTACGCCTTCAGCCGCATCGCGGCTGGGTGGTCGAGATCGACGTCGATGAGGTCTCCGGACGCCTCTCCGAGGAGAACACCGAGGTTGGTCGAGCCTCCGGCCGTGTACTCCTCGAAGGCGGCGCGAACGGCTTCCTCCCCCTCCCCGGTGTCAGTTGTGGGGTCCGGCCAGCGGAGCTTGGTCCAACCGGCCATGGTCGGGCCCTTTGAGTGGCGTGGGATGGGGAGGGGCGTCAGGCCCCTGCGGTAGGCATCGAGGGCCGCCTCGACGACAGCCGCGTTGTGCTTCTCAGTGGTGCTCATGGTTCCTGGGTGAGGTTGCTAGGGGTGGATGCGGTGGGTAGATGCCCTGAAACCGGTGGCCGGTAGTCAGCCGGTCACCGGTTCGAGGGATTGTCTGGATTGGTGAAGGTGGTCCGATGCGGAGTCACCTTGATTCCCGAGGGGTGAGGTGCGAGGTCGAGCTCGCGGTTCCCGTACGCCTCCATAAGGCGCGCTAGGACGATCCGGGGCTGCAGGCCCTGGCGCTCTGCCCGGCGGACGACGCGCTCCCAGGTAGCCTCCCTCATCGTGAACCTGACTTCCTTACGAGGTCCGGAAGGGTTTCCCGGCTTCCGGCCGAAGTCGATCGATGTGGGGGCATCCAACGGCGAGAACCGCTGGTCGAGGTCTGGGCGGTCGTCCACGTAGGGAACGAGCTTGTCCTTGCTGGGGCGGGGCATGTCATCTCCTCTGTCGGGTGTATGCCCCGCATACACTACCCGAAGGATGGTGGAACTTCAAACGTTCGAGGGGCCGATTCCTCGGCCGGCGTTGCCGCGTCCCGCGGCGGGTAAGTCCTTACTACGAAGGCTCATGAGACGTTGACTAGACGTCCGGGCGAATCGCTTGTCTCAGTTTCCCGCATGCGTCGCCGATCGGCTCACCACAAGCCTCACGGTCCCGTAGAGACGGTTCCCATCGCTCGAGGAACTTCCCAGGCCAGCCTCGCCGGTTCGGAGCGCCAGTGGTGATGGCGGTCGCGAAGGGCTCGTCTGACGGGGACCTTCTCGAGGAAGCGTTTCAGCGAGGCGCTCCTTGCAGAGCCGCTTCTCCCCACGTTCCGGGACCTGTCGACTGCGTCACGGATCGCGTTTCAGGTTGTCCTCCGGTCCCCGTCCCCCTCACACTGATCTGTGCGTGCTTCTCGGCGAACCTCGGGGCCTTCAACCCGCGGTCCTACACCCTCACCGACGACGGAGACTCGTTTGGCGGCCCACCCCTAACTACGAGCCGGGGGCTACGGGGAACACACAAGGCCTTTCCCGACGCCGGTGGTGATGATTGGCGGAATCCAGTTATCCAGGCCGTACGAGCCTTGTAGCGGTGGTCGACTTGGCTTAGAACCCCGGGAGGCGTGTCCCGTCTGAGTCCCGTCCGTCCAGGCCATCGCGTACTCGCAAAGCCTCCTGGCTGACCAGGTATCTCTACCGCCTCGGGTTAGTTCCTCGTCCGGAAAGGATCATCCGCCGCCGGCTTGCGGCGGCCAATCCGTGGAGTTTCGCTTCCTCGGCGGTGATGGGGTAATTAAACCCCACTCCGAGGGCGGATGCAAGTCGAAATGGGATTTCCTGCCGTGAGTGTCGTCACATTTGCGGGGCGGGCGCCGCGGCCCTCTCCGGAACGAAGGTGCTCGGCCGCCGGCCGGAATCCGCCAGAAGCGTTCTAAGCCATTCTGAGCGCCTTTTAGGGCCGTACCCCTCCGGGAGTGCGGGGACGGGGTAAAAGTCCGCCAGAAGCGCTTACACGGCCTCTGAGGGGCATGCGCGGGCCTCTCCCCGGCACGAAGGTGCGGGCCAGCCTCACGATCGAGGGCCGGCGGCTCGGGGGCGCCTCGCACCGGCATCGCCGTCCGAAGGTCGCTGAGAGGCCCGAGGGGCGGGCGTGTTGACCGAGCGCAGCGGAGCGGAGCGAGCCTCAACACGGCGACCCGAGGAAAGCCTCTCCGCCTGGAGCCAAGAACCTGCGAGGACGCGTGGGCGACCGGCGCCCCAGCGCCGCAGCGCCCTCACGCGGACACCGCAGGGGCGAAGGCTCCCCGGCGCCTGCGACGGCCCTGGTTCGAACCGGGGTTCAAAGACCCGACCCCGAAGCGGAGCGCAGCGGAGCGAGGGGTCGGGTCGGAACCGGCAACGGGTGCGGAAACGGCATCGGCAACGGAGTGGCCCAGGTCACATATATACATATATTCCACTACCCACACACAGGAGCGTCGAGCAGGCGGGGAGTGGGGGGGGGCGGGGTGGGGGGGGGGGGGGGGGGGGCGCGCGCGGGCGCGCGGGATAGCACTTTCTGAGGCGCGTTTCAATAGCCAGCATGTGGGACTGTTCACGGAATAGGGGTTTAAAAGTTAGACATTCATCACACCCAGATTTGGGAATAGTATGCAGGCATACGGATTAATCCCAGCAATGGGGCCCGACACGCGGAAGTTGCAACTCGACACGCCCGAGTCAAGGGGCACTCGTAACTTGGCATACACATTTTGACATAAGTATTAGTTACCCTTCCAACCGTGATTAAAACACGGTGACCGCCGTCACTTTCTCACTATGCGGACACCTGTCTCAGCATACGGACAGGGGCCTGTGGAGTGATTCAGGGCACACAAAGGGCCCCTCCCGGAGTGGGAGGGGCCCTTCGGTCCGAGGCTCAGTCGGCCTTCGGCGCCCTTCGGTAGGGGGTCTTGTTGCGGGCCGGCCGGCGTGTCCCGCCCTTCGTCATCGTGCCTGGGAAGGTCGGGTCGAGGCGGCGTGCGCGCTTCAGCCAGGCGTCCACTGTGTAGATGCTGCGGCCCAGCTCCTTGGCGATGTCGGTACGGGTCTTGCCCTCCTCGATCATGGCTCGCAGGGTCTCGACGGGCGCCCCGCGGTAGGCGTTGCCCCCTCGTGCAGGCTTCTCGGCCCTCTCAAGCACGTTTGCGGCGATTTCACAGAGGGTCCTGTGGGGGACACTGTCGGGGAAGCGAACGCCAGTGTCCGGGCGGCACAGGAGGTTCACGACGTGGTACCGCCCGCCGGCGTCCGGCTCCTCGGTGATCTCCACCCAGTACTCGATCTCGTTCTTCGTGTCCCGGACCTGGACGGCGGGGCGGCCCTGGATCGTGGCCTTGCGGGCGGGGTAGGTGCGAAGTGCGTTGCGCATGGTGTCTCCTAAAGTGTGATGTAGATCTCTGAGGGATTTGGGAATAGGCTAGAATCCGTTGCAATCACTGCGTATTCCCGATTTCTGAGTTTTGAGACGTATGTCTCAGGGGATGCAGGGTGAAAGTGTGATGCACGTCTCCGAGAATGCGGGAATACAGGACTTTTCCCAGTGTTCCCAACGTATTCCCGGTTTTGAGGTTTTGAGACGTAAGTCTCAATCAGACCTGTGGGAGCGGGTCATCCTCGTCGTGCAGGTCGTGCACGCCCCAGCGGGTACCCGCACTAGGCCCTGCCACGATCGGGACGTCCATCTGGCAGTCGAGCGGGCGCAGGAAGGTGTTCACGTCCTCCATGCGGCGCTTGCACTCGATCAGGATCTCCTGCCAGCGGTCCTCCGGCACCTCGATGCAGATCTCGTCGTGGACGGTGGCTACGACGTGAGCTCCCTCGACCTTGGGCAGCGGGTAGCCGGGCAGCGTGCCCATGATCGAGGCGGCGGCCATCTGCATGAGGTCCGAGCCGAAGCCCTGCACAGGGCTGTTCAGGGCGTTGCGCTCGGCGTGGGAGGACTTGAACGAGCTCTTCGAGTAGAGGTCGCTGAGCCACTGCGTGCGGCCTATGGGGGAGGTCACATAACCGCGCTCGTAGGCCCGGCGCTTCGCGCGCTCGTGCCACTGCCGCATGCCGTCCCACATCTCGAAGAACGCGCTGTGGACGGCCTGGGCCTCCGCCAAAGTGAGAGAAACGTCATAGGCAGTGGCGGCGTAGGACTGGAAGCCGCCGGGGCTCATGCCGTAGAGGAGGCCGAAGTTGCCGGCCTTAGCCCGCTTGCGCTCCAGGCTGGTGACGTCCTCCGGCGCCTTGCCGGCGATCTTCGCGGCGAGGAGCCTGTGAAGATCATCACCTCTCTGGAACGCCTCGATCATCGGCTGCGAGCGCGAGATGAACGCCGCCACCCGCAGCTCGACCTGGCTGTAGTCGAGGTCGAGCAGGACGTGGCCGGGGCGGGGGATGAAGGCTGGCTTGAGGCGGGCTGAAATCTGCTGGACGTTAGGATTACTGTTGTGGACGGTAATCCCGTTGGCGATGAAACAGTGATCCTCCGGGACGGTCATGTCCCAAACCTCAATCTTGGGACCAGGCTCGATGGAGACTGGCCTCCAGTCGGTCTTTCCGGTGAACACGTCTGGGTAGGGTTGATCCGGGCTTCCGTTGGCGATGCGAGCCCTCATCGAGAGAGACATGTGCTCCGAGTGGGGCAGGTACTTGAGGTTTGATGGGTGGTTGTTTACCTTTACCTCGTCCACGTGGTGAACGTCCCACTTAGAGGAGAGCCGCTTGCCTAGAACCCTCTGCATGACCCAGCGGTGCTCCTTGGACTTGCCTCCGGAGGTCGAACCGTACCGGACCCCCGGAGCGACGCTTGGAGGAGTCTGCCGGCTGTTGGAGTTGGGGAAGAAGGAAAGGTAGCGGTCCTTGGACGCCTTAGAGTCAGTCCACTGTCTGCGGACCATCCCCAGGACTCGGGGGGCAGCTGCGCCCCGGGGCCCCCTCATCAAGTATTCGGCCGGGCAGTAGTGTCCGTTGTAAAGGCGTACTAGGTGGTCCGGAGTGCACTGAAGGGTGCGGCGATCTCCCTGCGAGTTCTCGAAGGTCACGATGATCGTGTCGGCCACCTTGGTAGGCCCCACCCACTCGACCTGCCGGAGGGTCAGCCGGCAGTGGTGATCATAGGCGTAGACCCAGTCCCCGACCTTGACCTCCCGCATGGGGACTCCGTCGGGGTACTTCACCATGTCGCGGGGCATGTCGATCAAGGTGTCCGGGGACACGCAGCTCGACAGGCGGCCGGTCTTTACAAATCCCACGTTGTAGGTGGCGTGGATCACGTTGTTAGGGTCCTTGAGCTCCAGCCACGACCGCAGGAACTCCAGAGTCTTCGTCGCGTCGCGGTGACGGAGCAGAGCGTCGGCGGCCGGGCTGCCCTGACGCTGCTGGGCGATGAGGACCGCCTTGTTCCACTGCGCGTTGCCGGAGTCCGTGCGGGCCGTCACACGGAGGTCTCCGGCCTCAATGGCCTGGGCCACGAAGCCTTGGAACCACTTCGACGTCGCCGCCGTGGTGACACCGTCCTTCGCCGGCGCCGGGGCCGGGGCGGTCCCGTACAGGCCGAGGATGTCCTCGCAGGCCTTAAGGCGCAGGGCGTCCATCTCCTCGATCTTGGCGTGGACCCAATCGACGTCGAGGAGGAAGCCGCGCTGCTCGACCTTTGTGAGGGTCTTCACAGTCGGCATGGCGACGTAGGTGGCTACCTTGCCGAGGCGGGCCATCTGGATGTCATCGGAGTCGAAGGGCTCCTCGTCGCCGGCGAGGAACATCTGCTCGCGGTGCTCCTCCTCGATCTTCCAGGTGTAGTAGGTGTCACGCGCCGCGTACTCGCCGAGCTGGATCAGGTCGACTTGCTCGGCGGCGCCGGGGGTGCTCAGGTCGAAGTCGTCCCACTCCTCGATGCCGAAGTCACGGGCGGCGCGAATCTTGAGGCGGGTGCGGGCCTCGGTGTCCACCAGCTGGGACGAGACAGTCGTGTCCCACTCGATGCGGTCGGACAGGTCCACGCCGGCCTGCGCGAAGACCCAGCGGGCGTCGAACTTGATGTTCGCGTTGACGAAGGGCTTGCCGCTACGGTTGATCTCGCGGCCGATGATCGCCATGACCTTCCTCCACGAGCCGAGCAGCGGGCTGGCCGGGTGGGAGAGGGGCACGAGGTAGGTCATCGGCTGCTCGCCGTCGAAGGTGCGCCAGTCGTAGGCGCCGGCTGCGGCGCGCCCGGCGTTCGGGAGGGTGAGTGAGGCCAGGACGATCCGTGCGGGGTAGCCGCCGTTGGTGTCGCCGCCGGCCTCGGCGTACTCGTCCAGGCCGGTGGTCTCCAGGTCCATGACGACCTTCTGCGAGGCGTGGATGGCCTTGACTAAGCCCTTCAGGTCCTCCTTGCCCCAGACCCAGGTGATCGGGCCGCAGGGCGTGTGTGAGCCCTGGGCGGCCTTCCTGGCCCGGCTCACGACCTTCTCCAGGTCCATGATGCTCATGACTGCTCCTATCTGGGACGGCGGATGCCGTCTCCGGGTGATGGGTACAGCCTACATTTTGTGAGGTGACGGGTGAAGGGTTCACAAGATCTATGAAGGTGATCTAGGCAACAGAAGACCCCCGGGTAGTCAATCCGGGGGTTTCTGGGGCGTCCTTGCCGGCGCGAGCCGACTCCCTAAAGGGCAACCGGTAGTCAGATCTCGTGCAGGAGAGAGACTAGCACGTCCTGCAGGTTGCCGACCTTGTAGGAGTACTCGACGCGGGTGCGCCGTGAGTAGACCTCCAGAGTCCACAGCGGCCAGCGGCCGCGCTTCTCGTCCGACTCCGTGAGGGTCAGGACGAGGTCGTTGCCGTTCTCCGCCAGGACTGCATGGGCGTCGTCCTTCGTCGCGGTGCTCACGTAGCGCAGGTAGGGGCGCAGGGCGTTGGCCCAGGACTGGGCGGACACGCGACGCTCGGTGAGCGGGTTGAAGTTGCCGGGGAAGGCGAGGTGATTGGTGGAAAGGGATGTCATTGGATACTCCTTGTATACGCGTGAGGGCCCCTCCAGATTAGCTGGGAAGACTCCCGAAGGCAATCCGATCCCTGGCCGACGTATGTAACACGAATCACTTAGGTCTCAATCTGTGCGCGGATTTGTGGAAAAGGCTGGGGACGGGGATAAACTGTCCTCAGCATTCCCAGCAACCTCTAGATTGGAGCCCCATGAGCCCGCTGGATGAGGCGATCATCGCCAATGACGCGCTGCCTGAGAGGGAGCGAAAGACGAACATCGACCTGGCCGAGGAGTTCAACACCTCCGAAGCGACCGTGCGCCGCCATCGCCGGGCGTTGAAGCGCAAGAGTCGGGACGAGCTCAGCCGGGACGAGTTCTTCGACCTCCCCGTCGGGGCCATCACGAAGCGGGGCAAGACGGTCCGCCTGGCTGACGGGAGCTACGAGAAAATCGAGTACCGCCCCGGCACTCTGGAGATGGAGGAGGCCAAGCGCCTGTCCTACGAGGACCTGGAGCCGGTCTTCCAGGAGCCTCTTCTCCCCCAAGTGTCTGCCAACGTTGAGGATGACACTCTCGTAGTCTGCATGGCGGACTTCCAGGTGGGGAAGGCTCTTGAAGATTCAACTCCGGTTCTGACGACTGGAGGGTGGAAGCGGCACGGCGATCTCCGGCCCGGCATGTCCGTCTACGGGCGGGACGGTAAGCCGAAGCGTATCCTCGCGGTGACCGGCTCGACCGAGCAGGACCTGTTCGACGTCACCTTCCCCGAGGGGCGCGTGCTGCGGGCCACGTCCGGACACCTCTGGAGCGGCCGCCGCTACATGCATCCGAAGGGAGACACCTCTAGGTGGGAGCATCGTGAGATGACTCTCACCACTGCCGAGATCGCCAAGATCACTCAGATGAAGTCGGGGAGGCTGCGCCCCTTCAAGGTGTGGCCGCACCAGCCGGTAGACCTCCCGGATGCGAGCCTCCCCATCGAGCCCTATCTCCTCGGGTTTTGGCTTGGAGATGGGCGGTCCCGTGGGGGCATCATAGCCAAGGGGGCCATCGATAGAGACCATTTGCTCACCCTCGGCCACGAGGTTAAGTCTAGAGCCGGCATGTGTGCCGTGTCCGTGGACGGGCTGACTACGGCTCTCCGGTTGGCGGGGCTCCGGGACAACAAGCACATCCCGGACATCTATCTGCACGCCTCATCTGAGCAGCGGCTGGCCCTGCTCCAAGGCCTCATGGACTCGGACGGATATTGCAGCCCCAAGAGCGGCGCCATCGAGTTCAGCAACACGAACAAGGACATCATCGACGGTGTCTTGGATCTCCTGCACCTGGAGGGGATTGCCCCCAAGGTGACGACCGCCATCGGCCACTACGGCGACGTCCAGTGCAGGCAGTACTGGCGCATCCAGTTCCGGGCCGACCGCCCCATGTTCCGCCTGGCCCGGAAGGCAGCCCATCAGCGTCCATCTACCGAGCGTAAGGACCATCGGCTGTCCGTGATCGACGTCGTCCCGGCGGGCCGGGGCATGGCCCAGTGCATCACTGTCGAGGGCGGCGAGTATCTGGCCGGCCGCGAGCTGACGCTCACTCACAACTGCGCCAGCGGCGGCGGCACTGAGGATACGATCCGTCTCGTGCGCAGGGCGATCAAGGACATCGCCGACGACATCCTCTTCCGCGGACCCTACAACCGCATCATCCTCGCCGACGTCGGGGACTCGACGGAGGGGTTCTGGAACGTGACGAGCCAGGCCCAGACCAACGATCTCTCCCTAACTGACCAGATCCGCACCGTGCAGCGCCTCTACGCCGAGGCGGTGCGCACGTTAGCGCCGCTGTGCTCGTCCATGTACTACGTCGCCGTCCCGTCCAACCACTGTGCTGTGAGGACCGGCCCCGGAAAGAACAGCCGCGCCAACTCTCCAGACGACGACTTCGGCATCATGATCTCGAAGAACATCGAGGACATCATCGAGGACCGTGCCGGCTACGGGCACGTGAAGTTCTTCCGGCCCGAGAAGTGGGAGGAGGCCGTCACCGTGGATGCCGCCGACGGCACCCGCATAGGCTTCACACACGGCCATCTGGCGGGCTCGCAGTCCAAGGTGCCTACGTGGTTCAGGGACCTCGCGTTCGGCCGCCGTAGCGGCCTCTACGACGCCAGGATCCTGGTGCACGGCCACTGGCACAACTTCGGTGTCCGCCAGGTCGGGGACGCTCGCTGGATCATCTCGTGCCCGTCGGCGGACCGCGGCTCGGACTGGTGGACGAACATCTCGGGAGACTCCACCAAGCCCGCAATCCTCACCTTCGAGGCCCGGGGCGGGAACGCCTCGGCCTGGGAGCTCTACTCCTGAGTTTCACGTGAAACCGGGCCCCCCCCCCCCCACCGCGCGCGCTGCGGGCCGGGCGGCGCGCCTGCCGCT